GGGGCTTGCCCGCCCCAGCCGATGAGTTCATCCCATCGACAAAAGGACTCTACCACACATATGCGATAAAGTCAATAGCTAACTTTTTTAGAAATTAAAAGGGAGGCTCTTCGTTTTTGCGTGTTGGTTTCCATGGTTCGCGGTCCGCGGGTTTTGAGGAGGATAAGGGGTTCTTTGGTTTTGGTTTGCGGACCCCGAGCATGTCGAGGTCCACTTCGATCCAGAGAGGTAGATCGTCTGTTGGGTAGAACCTTGGTTTGATCATCCGAACACCCAGTATGCTAGGCCGATGATTGTGCCTACGATCCCGGGGACTGCGACGAATTTATTTGCTTCGTACCAAGCGTCGAAGCGTTGCCATATGGACGTCATGTCTTTGTCCATGTCTTCGATCATACCGAGGAAGGATGCGTCGTCGGCTTGTGCTTCGCCTTGAGCTTTGTTGTCGATACCGTTTTTCATGACCCACCCTGCCACTTCTTTGCGGTCCCACCGCTTTAATTTTTTCGGACCTCTTGGTAGGTGTGTGTCTACAAGGAGAGGTTTTGGGAACGTGCCTTGGCGCGTTCTGCGGTATACGGTTTGTTCGGATAAGCCTGTCATTTCTGCGGCTACTGATACGTCGATAAGGTCACTCATTTTCTTCCTCCAGTAACATGTTTTCAATTTCTTCTTCCCAACGCAGTTCGAGGTGTATGCGATGGTAACGGCAATAGCCGATTGCTGCATACGTTTTAGCTGACGATACGTGATCGCCGATCAGAGCATGAACTTCGCCTTTGTCATCTAAGACAAGCATTAGAAAGTAACCGTCTTTGCCGTCATCCCAATTCAAGACGCGGCCGTTGTCAGACGACGTTGAAAAACTCGCACCTATAACCTCGGTTAAGCCAGACACAGCCCACATAAAGTCGCTTATGTCTTTTGGTGTGTAGTTTTTTTCGAGTTTGGATAAATCCCATTTAGCCATGATAACCTCCGTAGTTTATGACTAAAGAGACATTACAGGATAATATGCGATTAAGTCAACCCTAGTGTACGAGGTCGTTGCCTTCGTGGGTTTGTTGGCAATCTTCGATGTTGTACGCAGCATTTGATAGACATGACGAAAGCATGTTCATCGCGGTCGGCGTATCGGGGGACACGGCCATAAGGTAGGACAGAAGCTGCGTCAGTGCCCCGCCAATGGCAGGGCCTGCGTCGAGGCCGAGACTATCGAACTCATAGATGAGGTCTGTGGTTAGATCACAGGCGTCGAAGAAATCGGTCTTTGCTTTTTCTTCAGCCAAGGAGGATACGTTGCCAAGCTTTTTCAAGAGCATCTACCTTTTGTTTGCGTTGCTCTATTTCTAGCGTAACATCTTTTTCGACAATAGTCATATAGTCGTTTACAAATTTATTGAGTGTTGCGACTGCTTCGCCCCACTGGATTTCTGCTACTCGTTTTTGGGCTTCCATGTATCTACCTCCGCGTACCAATTGCCGTTTTTACTCTCGCAGACTTGAACGTTTACCCATTCTTCATTTTGCTCCGCGAGCCACGCTTTGAGATCATCGACCTTTAGGCTGATGTTGCACTTGATCCAGTCAGGTGCGTTGTCGCGTGGTTTTTTAGCTGATAGTCCGTTAACAAATATTTTTGTCATGTTGTTCTCCAAAGTAATGGCCCCCGGCCGGGGGCAACCGAACCGAGGGCAAACTACGGAGGGTGACGTCACGTCGGGTATGTGTTGTCACCTGTCATCGTATTATGCACAAATATATGCGATATGCAACACTTAATCGCATATATTGTGGATGCCCTCTGCGTCCTCTACCCTATCTTGTATGGTTAGTTTGCAAGCGTTACACTTGCGGGTTAGTTTTTCTTCAGTCTTTTCAATGACTTGAAGCGGCGTGTCGCATTTTGGGCAATTATTCCGCATGAGCCGTTGGTGAATCTGGCCCTCTTCCTGTAGCTGCATTTGTACCTCGGTAGTCTTTGTACTCCTGAAAAATCATGCGGAGTTGGCCGGAGATTGTACGGCCTTCGTCTTTTGACATTTCTTTGACCTCTTCATACATGTCCCGCGGTACGAGTATGCTTTTCCAACGATCTGTATCCATTAATACCTCCATCACTGCGGTAACGTCTACGATAATATAAGATAATATGCAATGAGGCAAGAAAAACCCCGCCGAAGCGGGGCTAGTTTGAGGCAAAAGACCACAGGAGGGTGGTCATCGAGCGATGAAAGGATATCATGCTTCGACAGCTTCTCCCCATGAAGGGCCAAGGTCGATGTCGCACTTGGAGGGAACCTCTAGCGGAACAGCCGTCTCCATTAGTTTAGCGATCTCACGTGCTTCGTCAATATCTTTTACAGACATTGCGATTTCATCATGCACTTGGATCATTGGCAGCTTGCCTTGCTTGTAGATGTCGACCATTGCTTTCTTGGTCATGTCCGCGGCACTTGCCTGAATGAGACGGTTCAACGCTTTGTAGGTGTACGCGCGTTTCAGTCTGGTCGTTGGGCCGTGTTCCTTGACTGCGTCTTTGTAAGGCAATGCTTTGTGCATCGCAAAGCTATCGGGCTCCCACATATCGAAGCGGCACTTGCGCCCAAGGATGGAACGTAGTGCGCCGGAAGCATCCTTGTCGTTCAGGCGGTTCATGACGCCGTTCATCAGTCCTTTCACAAACGGTACGCGGTCGTGGTACTGCTTAATGATCGTCTTTGCCTCTTCGACGGGGATGTCGAGTTGTTCGGACAGTTTGTTTACGCCCATGCCGTACATCATGCCGAGGTTGATGGTTTTGGCCTGCTTACGCGGAATGTTAGCCATCTCTGCGACCATGGTATGGAAATCCGTACTCGCGTCGTTGTTGTAGGCTTGCACGAACTCTTCTGCGCCACGTAGCGGCAGGTTTTGGTATTTGCCAAAGACATGTGCGTAGTGAACCAAGATGCGTGGTTCTTGCTGCGAGAAGTCAATGGCTGCCCACTGTTCACCCTCTTCTGGTAGGAACAGGCTGCGGATCATCGGTCCAAGCTCTGGGTCGCGGGCCGGGATTTGCTGTAGGTTGGGGTTGGACATTGAGAAGCGTCCACTGACCGTACCGCCATCGTCAGAGCGGATTTGGTTGATGTGCGCGTGAATGCGTCCATCGCTGTGGCAGTGTTTCATAATGCTGTTGATGAACGTACCCGACGTCTTGTTGCGGTTCCGTGCTTCAACGACGAGTTTGGCGAGCGGGTGTTCGTGTTCCGCGAGGAATAGTTTCGTGAACGACGGTGCGCCTTTCTCGGTCTTTGGGTAGACGATGCCGAGTTTATCGAATGATTTGGCGAGGGATTGCGCCGCCCAGATTTCGACATCGGTGCCTGCGAGGCGTTTGATTTCTTTCATGACCGCTTTTTCGCGCTTCAGTAGGACGTCACGTGTGCGCTCGACACGGTTGGTATCTACTCTGACGCCGCGGAAGGTCATGTCGACCAGACAAGGCAGTAGGTCCAGTTCGAGGTTTGCGATATCCCACAGGTCCTCTTTACCTAACTGCACAGAAAAGTAATTCCATAATTCGAGTGTCAGGACCGCATCGGTTTCTGCATATGGGCCGACGTACATGGCGGGCATTTTCCACATCTCTGCTTTCGGGTCGATGCCGAACTCTCGCGCTGCTTCAACAAGGCCCTTTTCAGATTTGGTTTTGTTGAGGTGGTCGTAGGACAAGGCATTCAGACTGTAGCTGAAGCGGTTCTCGTCTAAAAGCGACGCAATAACCATCGTGTCAATGATGCGGCCGTTGACGGTAAAGCCCATCTGCCTGATCCAACCCAAGTCATACTGCGCATTGTGCATGATCTTGTCGGCAGGGCATTCGAATACCTTCTTTAGCCAACGGTTGACGATCTTTTCGTCTAGGTTGCCGCCACCAAAATGACGGATCGGGATGTAGCCCGACCAATCTTCTGTGGCAATTGCGTAGCCCACGACCTCGCCATCACCTGTTGGCCAGCCGGGGCCGTTCTTCTTCAGGTTCGGGTCGCGTGTTTCGACGTCAATTGCAATCTTTTTAGCTGACGTTAAGTCAGGTAGTTCCAGTGGTGGAACCCATTCGCTTTTAGGTGCGAACATCGCCATCTGTAGTCCTTGTGCCATTTCTAGCATCCTTTATTATTTGGTCGGTACTACGGTTTTGTAATGCTACAAATTCTGCTCCGAGTGCCGTGTATCCTGCCTTATCAATCCATGAGTCCTCATGGTCGATTGTTTCAATGAGCCTACTGGTTTTGACCCAGTCCATCATGAGTGCCACGTGGGCCGGGGTCAAATAGCCGTGGCTGTTAAGTGCGCCACGTAGAATAATGTTCCAACCCTCTGCGATACGACCATGGTTGTCGTAGGCGTCACCATAATCTTTTGCCCGATCTCCATTGATGAGTTCTTTGGCTGCTTCGAGTGTTTCGGAACGGTTCATTAGTGTGTTCTCCCTTCATATCCTGTTAGTACAAATTGTTGTAATTCTGCGTCCCATGTGAAGTGGACGGCGGGGATGTCTTCATCCTTTGTGTGCGGGTACACCTTCTGACGGATTTCGTTCTGCGTCATCTGCTTGTACTCGTTGTACGTTATCTTTTTCATCGTCATCCTCCTTTGGGAAATAAGCTTCTACGTGACTTAGGCAGCTTGGACAGTGCAGGTAGGTCACCATGGCGTATTTATCTGCGCCGGGTTCCCACTCTTCAAGGTCGCCGTCGCTGCCCCAGATGAGCGGTGTTTGACAGTGCCAACAATTCATTTGAACAACTTACTTTCCCACTGACAAACCTTGTCAATGTGCGTGTGTTTGGTTGTTGGGGTAACCATGCCAATTTTTTCTACCCACCCGAGCTTTTTGAGTGAAGCCATCATTGATCCCCAAACGTTGTGATGGTGCGGCTCTTTCATACCTTGCGCACGACAATACGCACAGATTTTCCCGCCTTCGACGATTTGGTGTTCCGCAAGATAACGCGCGGCGTTTTGGTAATACTCCTGTTTCCAATCGTCATCTGCGTGTATATACGCCCTTTCGATCTCAGCTTCGATAAACTCGAAGCGACTTTGTTCTTCGGTCATAGATCATAACTCCTTGATATGTCGTCCGGCTCTACAATGAACAGGTTCTTCTTTGTTCTTGTGACGCCCACATAGAACACGCGGTGCATATCATCCGGGTTGATACGCATTTCTTCGTCGGCTGCGGGACTGATGTCCGTAAACAACACGACGTTTTCTGCTTCACCGCCTTTTGCACCGTGGATCGTGGACGCTGTAATGCGGGGAACGCCGTTAAACTTTTCGCCCCGACGGAGCAGGGCCGTGATGTACGCTCTGTCCAGTTCTGGCAGTTTATCCATGGCTTCGGACCAGATCATTTCTGGCGTGGCGAGTAGTCCATAGTTGGCGCACAACTCGTCCAGTTTTACAAAGTCGGTATCTTCGAGGCCCGACAGCTTTTTGAAGCCCCGTTTGACGCGATTACCGATAGACATAAAGCTGTAGATTTTACGGGCTACGTCGCCTGTAATCTCTTCGCCTTTGCGCATTTGTTCCCAACCGTTTACGGCGTCGCTTATTTTTTCGGAGATGGACCGATGGCCGCGGTACGTGAAGAGGTATCCATTGGACCGTAAATCGGTGGTGACTGGATTTAATTGGTATCCTGCCTGCGATAAAATGAGCCAAGTGCCTTGCGACATATCTAGGCTACTGATAGTGTTAATTCGCGTCACATTGACGGGCTCACCACGGGGTTCGTATTTCTTCGGAAATCGTCGGTTAATGCGACGCACGACATTCTCCGCAATAGCATGAACACGGCTTGGTACACGGTAAGATTGGGACAGTGTTTCCGAACCGCCGGGCAGGTTAATAAAATGATCTACGTCTGCGCCAGCCCAACGGTAAATGGCTTGGTCATCGTCGCCCGCGGCGTACATGCGCTTGGAGTTTTCATCCAAAATATGGGCAATGTCCCACTGAAGGGCACTAAGGTCCTGTGCTTCGTCTAGGAAGCAGAGATCAAACTGCGGACAATACTTTGCGGACTGGTCGACAAATGCCTGTAGCATGTCTGTGAAATCGTAGAGGCCCAGACCATCTTTGTATTCACGTAAACTTTTGGACACAAAGTTTACCGTGTTCCAATCGGCATCTATTGTGCTGTGGTTATATTCGTCCCGCAGATTTGTTTTCTTGAGCCGCGCTAGGTTGATGAGGCCGAGTATGGGGTCCGAGGCAGATACCATGTCTTGGATATCGTTGCTTTCGCGCACCTTGGCTTCGTTGAGCGTGATTCCAATGGCGTTACCCAGTTCCCTGTAATTTTCTGGCTGCATCACTTGCTCGGGGCGTATGTCAGTCATTGTAAGGGCCAACGAGTGCAGGGTACGGAAGTAGATTAAGTCTTTCTTCGGGTCGAGGTTAAACCGCGCTGCGGCGCGTTCCTTGGCCTCTGTGGCGGCCTTCTTTGTAAACGCTAAGAAGGCAATGCGGTGGGGGTGTATACCCTTTTCCAACGCATCGTCTACCATATTAAGTAGCGTCGTTGTTTTCCCCGTCCCCGGCGGTCCAAATATCCGTAGCATTTGTTTCCCTTTGGTAAATTTGCTGTATGCGCTGCTTTGAAATCCCGAAGCGTTTGGCTACAGCGGTTTTTGTCATACGCTGCTCGTCAATCAGACGAACAATCTCTCTATTCCGGTCGGATTTAGCGACGTTATTCATAAAGGTGCCTCCCCTTGGTTCCCGAATTTAGGCGTATTGAAATCCATGTCCGCACTTTCGAAGGACGGTATCTGCCATACGCGGACTGCTCGGCCCTTAATCTTCAGCACAACGCTTTCGCCGTTTATGTCCCGTAGGCGTTGAGCAATCTTGTGCGACTTATACTCGAAAAATTTGTTTTTTCGTA